AAACTCCACAACAAACCAATAACAACCTTACAATCATTCATCATCCGGAACGCTAAACTTCCTTCCAGATTTGAACTTCTCTATCTTCTTCCTAATCTTATCAACATCAAAAGGGATAGAATCGTCTTCCTCCTCCTCCTCCTCTACATCTTCACGATCCACATTTTTCTTTTCGACTCCCTTTTTCCCCTTTACAACAGTCCATTCATCAGCTTCATCTTCTCCAGTACCTTCACTCCCTTCTTTCTCTTTCTCTTCCTCTTCCTCTTCCTCTTCCTCCTTAACAAAACCATCCACCCCATCATCTTCATCGGAATCACCAAAAGCATCATGCTTATAAACATAATTCTTCCCACCAGATGGAGGAGCTTTAATTCTTACCCCATCATCCTCTTCCTCTTCCTCTTCCTCTTCCATTTTCCACGAAACTTCGTCAACAGCACTTCCTCTGTGCTCCTCACTATCTTCATTTTCATCCTCGTATTCATCCGACTTCTTCTTAACAACCTTTTTAGGCACCATCGCTACCTCTTCCTGGTCGCCCTGCTCCTCTTCCGACACAATACCACCGTACTTCTTAGGCTTAGCCGAATCCTTTACCGGCTTTGCAACGGGGGACTTCTTGGAAGGACCCAATCGACCCTTCAGAGAAATCATCCCTTCCGAATCTTCATCATACTGTTCAAAAGGTAACAACAACGCCTTCGCTTCATCATAACTCACACGTTGAATCAAATCATCCAAACAAATATCATGATCAAGCAAGCTCAGATCAAGACCCTCACTACGTGGCTTGAAATCAATACTGGTAGCATTCAAAAACGAATAATTACCAGCCTGCTCTTCGGTAAAAACAACCCTCAAAGTAGAACCAGCATTCCAATCGTCAAAATCTCGAATATGAGTATCGTCTTCATCAGCAGTCTGACGACGCCGCTCCAACAACAACCCGAAAGTATGATAACTTGTCTCCCACAACTGTACACCTTTCCGGGGTTCTCCGTGATCAAAAACCAACCACAACTGACGCTCTTTCGGTTTCAGCGCAGTCAAAATAGACTCTTCAATTTCCGGATTGCGTGCAAGTTTAGCCCTCAAATCACAAACCGCACAAGGCTCCCCAAACGTTTTTGCCATGCACACTACGGATTCCCCATTCACACCAATCGAACGATGTGCCCAATAGGTTCTCTCGTAGTACCAATAGCCACACTCCGCATAGGGATTGCTTTTCACTTCGTAAGGAATAATATCAATTTTGTACACTCCGGCCTTCGGAGTGAACACGTACACCCCTTCTGGTACAGTAAACGCAAAACCTCCGTGTCGATGCAACGCATCACGCTTCGAACTCCCAGCCCTACGACGTTGATCCCTACCGAACCGATCACCACCTCTTTCAACCTTCATGCTTCTCCCTTTCTTTTTTGCAAGAACCCTCTAGAAACAATTCACGTCCACGAAAATAAGCATACGTGCCTATTTTAACGCACAAATAAACTACCCAAGGCACAAAAAACGTACCGACCAAAAATGCCAGAATAATCCAGAACAAAAACTCCGACATATTACATTCCCGACCTCATTCTACCTTTACGTAACAATCTCTTCCTAGCATCTTCCAATTCTTCTCCTTCTAACTCTCCACGTACTTTAGGTTCACTGAAATATCCAGCTAAATAAAGCTCCACTAGTTTTTCTAACGCCTTCTTTCTGTGCTCAAGCGCCCCGACTACCGATTCATAAATATCCACTTTATGTTTTGTATCTAACAAATGCTTACGTACCCTCTTATACTCTGGAAGTGTAGGTATCACCGCCGATACAGCCGCTTCCGTCAGCTTCTTTATTCCGTATGCAGAAGGATCAGTCCTAACCCTCTGATCTATCTCCGCCCTAACAACTTCCATATTATTTTTAGCAACTTCATACTCTTGCCTTGCGTCCGAAAGTACACATGCGTACCGAAAAAACAACAATGGTTGCCTCATCCATTCCTTATCCAATTCATCCGGATTTATCTGTAAATCAAATTCCAAACTATCCAAACTCTTGTCCATTTAAAAACCCTCAACATGCCCCCCATTATTTATCATACGACACAAACCCAAAAACTTCCATACAAAATTTACCCATTATTCACAACATCATAACACGCCAAAACCAAACCAGCGTAACGACTCTCATACCACGGTCTTGTGAACGACGCTATCACGTTCGCAGCCCTCTCACAATTCTTCCCAGATAACAAGACCTTAACAGCATAGGACAACACTATCCTACGCATTTCGTCAACTCTGTTCTCTATCTCCTCTATCTTCTTTAACACCTCCACTACATCCATCCACCTGCTACCAGGTTTCATCAACACCCTAGCCAAGTCAATAGCTTGCGCAACCGCAGAGTAACCACCAGACACAATAGAAATTTGTGTTTCTTCATCCTCTCCCAAAACAGAATGCAACAACACCAAAGCCTTTCGGGCACTTCCTTCCGACACTTTAGCAATTTCATCAGCTACATCCTCACTGATCGGCTTGCCCTCTTTTTCTGCAATGTTCTTCACCAATGAAACAATTTCATCAGCCTTCAACGAACGGAGCTTAATTTCACTAGCCCTAGTCCTTATCGTATTCAAAAGTTTGTTTTCATCAGTAGTACAAAGAAAGAAATATACATGACTAGGAGTGTCCTCCAAAATCTTTAATAGAGCACTTTGAGCGTCTTGCGTAAGTCTATGACATTCATCAATAACCCAAACCCTAACATTTCCGAAAAACGGAGCAAAACGCATCTGATTATCAATTTCCCTAACCGTATCAATACCACGGCTTTCCGCAGCATTTATTTCTACAAAATCTAAATCATTACAACCTAGCTTACTTTTCAAAATACGGGCTAGTGTAGTTTTCCCTACTCCAGATGGACCTGTGATCAAAATGCAATGCGGAACCCTACCTTCTTTAATCATCTTGACTAAAGTATAAACAGCTTCCTCCTGTCCTATAATCTCCTTAAACGTCTTCGGCCTATACTTACGATACAATTCGATTGTTTTTTCTTCACCGTTACTCATTTTCATTCTCCGATAACAGAAATACTCCCATTCTCAACCCAACTAGACATTATTTTTACTAATTCAATTACTTCATCTTTTTTCAGAAAGAAATTCTCACCGATCCACAAACCATCCTTGCTTTCTACCAGCAATAAACCGACCCCAGGCTCTTTCTTTCCATGATAACGACACCAAATAACAACCCTATTGTTAATCCCCCTACGTACTCGCATATCTAAATCCCATCCTGATAAAAACTACTTACTTCCCATGTGCATACGGCCTCTTCTCGAACCAGTTATTTTCCGCTATTTCAACCTCCACCGCCATTGGAACGATTACCCAATCCCATTTTCTACTAAGCTCATCAGTCATTATACGAACAGCCTCGTTCACAAAATCACTAATTTCGTCTCTGTGAACATCAGCCACGATGCTATCGTGAATCTGTCCGATTATCACGGACCTAAAAGAATGCTTACGCAAAAACCGATTCAATCGAATCAGAGAAAACAACAAACAGTGAAATGCGGGTCCTTGTATCGGCCAATTGTACAATTCATTCTTAGACATCACCCCAGAACAAACAAACCCCGTCATCATCTTAAAATAGCCCCTTCTGAAATAGTTAGCTACCCATTCCTCTTTCCCTCTACTCCACTCCCTAAAGAAACTGTTAAAATAATTTTCAACATCTTTAATGTGCTCTTCAAACTGATTATACGACACTATCCCATTCTTCCTCAAGTGCTCCTCCATTGAGGTTCCATCACTCAACGATAAATCAGGAACAAACTTCCACAAATTTTTAGCACAACTAACATAATAACTTCCATATAACTGTGGGAAAACAAATTGGTTTTTCGCATAAAATCGTACCTGCTTCGGAACCTCTTCGACCGGAAGTAGAAAACACTTGGACGCCATGTCCCTATGTATGTCCTTGGTGGAATCCCTAGCATATTCCACCATCTTGCTATCCTTCCAAAAACACGCAGCTATACGAAACTCCAAAGCCCCATAATCACATTCAATCAAAACATGCCCTTCTCTGGGAACGAAACACGTCCTGATTAACCTGCCAACCGTTTCATCCCTTATCGGAATGTTCTGAAAATTGGGCATTTCACAACTACTTCTATAAGTCTTCACTAAGTGCAAATTAAACACCGGATGTAAATAGCCGTCAACAACTTCTCTCTCAATACCTCTAATGTAAGTACTCAGCGCCTTCTTTAATTTTTCCATTTCCAAATACTTCTGAACAAATGGAATCTCCAAAAGAGACAAAGCCTTTTCATCTACTTTCACCCTGCCAGTCCCCGTGAAACCCACAGGCTCATAACCAAGCTCTCCAAACAACACCTTACCCAATTGATAACGACTCCCTAGATTAGCCTTTTCCCCATAAACCTTCCTCCACGTACTCCAAACATCGGTATTCTTAAGCTCCGATTCCAACTCTACTATGCGATTTTCCACCACCTTCCTATTTTCCTTAAGCCTAGCAACATCTATACGCATACCCACCGACTCAACACGACTTAATTCCAGTACTCCATCATGCAACAACTTGTATGCCCTGTAATCCACCGGAAT